CCAACCACAGTAATTATAAATTCAGTTGTTATACTACCCGCATAAGTTAATCTATTAGTAGTTGCGGTAGTCCATTTCGGGGAGTTACCAGCCCCAACAACAGTTGTCCCAGCAGCTTTCAGATAAGTGTTTTGAACTATACCCGTAGTTGCAGTGGCATTGTTCTGCATATAATAATGTCCAACGTTACTTGAGTTAGTTATACCAATATTATTAATAAACAAAGCTTTGTTTGAGGTATGATCGTGACCAGCCAAATATGTGCCACCACCCGAAAAATTGCAATATGTTAAAATATAAGCATCCGCTGGTATGGTTGCTGTGGTTGATACGTTGATTCCCGTTTCACCTGATAAAACCACAAATGAACTGTAAATAATTCTAAATCTTCTGGAAATGGTTAAACTTGGTGGTAAAATAAATATGGTATTACCAGTGGTTCCATTAAATAAACATTGGGCGAATCCAACCGTTCCGATGGTTCCATCAAAGGTTAATGAAGCGCTTTCCAAGAAAGCGCAGTCCGTCATGATAACGTTTGCGTAATCTCTTATTACGCCTATTGTATTGCAGTTGGTAAAGTTAACACCAAACCAGTCTATTGCAGATGTTGTAACATTACCAGCTAAGTTTAAAGCCACGTCCGCTTCAATTGTTAAATTCCTGATCGGTAAGGAGTATACTGATGATATCATAGCTTGACCAGTTAAACCAGTTGATAATATCCTACAGTTTTCCGAGGAGCCGCCCAAAAGTGTTGTGTTGTCTCCACACACTAAACGATCACCCTGAAGGTCCACCACACACACAAACATATAAGTTATGTTATCAAGCAAAGTGATAACACCACCAACTGCTGCGGGCAAATCATCCGCTCTGCTTACGAATACCCAATCAGCGTTTATGCCGATCTCCACTTTTCTACGTAGCGCACTAATCCCATTAGATAAAAAGGTGTTGGTGCTATCATCATAAGTTAAGTTAGATGAAGAGGCGAAAGATCCGTTTTTGTTGTATTGTATCTCCGTTGGATTGCCTGTTGCAGAAGCTGTGGTAATAATCCAGTTTGATCCATCACTTTGGATAGATATGCTTGTGTTTTGCGTAAGGTTTATTGATGCCGAACTTCCATCAATCGTTTGGCTACCTGTTGTTACAATGGTAACAACACCCGTCCCGCTATTCTTTATAATATAAAGTTTATTTGTTATACCAACCGCTGTGGGTAAGGTAATATTAAACGTTCCAGATGTTGCATTTATAATGTAGTCGGTGTCCAGTGCGGTGTATGTTGCGGACACCAGGGTGATTGGGAGATTTGCATCTCCTATGGATTTTAAACTATATGGCATAACTTATGATGGATTTCATTCTATGTACACTCTCATTAAGTTGCATATCCTCTTTCGCCTTCTTGTTGTAATCTCTGGCGATTCCTTTGTTTGTGTCTATGCATTCTTCTGGAGACATTTCATCAAGTTGCTCCAATGTGAAGAATTTCTTACCTGTGTGTTCTTTCTTATCTAATCTAATACTCTCTGTGTCAAATTCGTTTGTGTAGAACACGTTTAATTGTACATCATCCAATTCATATGTTTTTAATTTTTTGAACGATTTTAATTCAACCCCAGCTTCTTCTTTAATTTCTCTTTTTAATGCTGCTTCTGGTGATTCACCTTTTTCAATGTGTCCACCAAGCATTCCGTATTTCCCTGGATTCGTTGTTTCCTCTGGGCTTCTTTTGAATAATAATACTTTATTGTCGATCACAATGAACAACAATGCAATTCTTTTCTTTTCCTTTTGTTCCGCTTCATTCATCATGTTGTAAGACTCTTCTTTTGT